GGGTGGCCCTGATCCCCGCATGGCCCTGGTCCAGCAACTGCGCGCCCGGGCTGGCGCCGGCCCGTCGGCCCAAGCCGCTAATCAGCAAGCCTAATGACCGAGCCCGTCATCCATTGGGAGCCGATGGCGGGGCCCCAAACTGCCCTCATCCAGTGCCCCGTCTTCGAAGTCTTCTACGGAGGTGCTCGTGGGGGTGGCAAAACTGAAGGGTCAATCGGGGAGTGGCTTCAGCACTCCGATGAATGGGGAGCCGGGGCCAACGGCGTCTTTTTCCGCCGGGAACAGCAACAGCTCGACGAAGTCATTGCTCGTTCTCGAGCTATCTTCGAACCTCTCGGAGCCAAGTTCAACAGCCAAAAATCCACCTGGGTCATGCCAGGTGGTGGGCGACTCAAATTCCGTTACCTCGATCGAGACAGCGATGCCGAGGCTTACCAAGGTCACTCCTACACCCGCATCTATATCGAAGAAGCCACCAATTTCCCTTCTTTCGCCCCGATTAAGAAGCTCTTCGGTGCCTTGCGCTCTGCTTCGGGGGTCCCCTGTGGCATCCGCCTCACCGGCAATCCGGGAGGCCCCGGCCACGCCTGGGTCTACGACCGCTATATCAAGCCTGCTCCGCAAGGCTACGTCGTCCTGACCGACACGATCGAAGTTCCCGGTTTCCCCGTCATGACAAAGGAACGGGTTTTCATCCCTTCCCGTTTGTCCGATAACCTCCTCATCATGAGGAACAACCCCGAGTATGTGGCCAACCTAGCCACTTCCGGTTCCGCCGCCCTCGTTCGGGCCTGGCTCCTTGGCGACTGGACCACTCCCGTCGGAGCCTATTTCACCCAATTCTCCAGGGCCCGTCATGTCCTTCCTGCCCGCTTTGCTGCGCTTATCCCTAAGTCTGCTCTTCGTTTTGGTTCTTTTGACTGGGGCTATGCTGCTCCTTTTTCTATGGGCTGGTGGGCAGTGTCTGATGGCACTTGGGGACTTCCGCGAGGCGCTTTGGTCCTCTACCGGGAGTGGTACGGCTCCACAGGGAAGCCCAATGAAGGACTCCGACTCGACGCCGGGCCCGTAGCGCAAGGAATTTTCAACCGTACAGGGGACGAACGTCTTGCTTACATTGCAGCTGACCCTTCTACTTTCAAACGGGACGGCGGCCCCTCAATCATGGAAACTTTCGCTATCAACCGGGTTCTTCTCAAGCGGGCCGACAACGCGCGCCTGTCCGGGTGGAATAAAGTCCGTGAGCACCTCAACGGCCACCTCGGCCCCGACACCCCTCCTGGCTACCTCCCACCCCTTCTCTACATCCTCGATTGCTGCGAAGATACAATCCGCACCCTCGAATCCGTCCCCGCCGATACCGAAAAACCAGATGACGTCGACACCCGAGCAGAAGATCACGCCGCTGACATGGTCCGTTATGGAGTGATGAGTCGGCCCTGGATCGTTGACAATCTACCCCCGGTGGCTGTATCATCCGGGCAGACAATGGACGAGGTTTGGGAGCGGCACGATGCCGCTGAACGTCTACTCGACCACCAATTCTGACCATCATGACACCAATCTCTGCTGACCCCCTCGAGTCTGCTGGCCAGGACCTCGCCCTTCCCCCGGAGGAACCGAAGGAGGACCCGCAGGATATCGCCAAGCGTTGGCTGGCCTCCATCGCTGGGGCGCAGAAGGCCCTCGAAACCTTCTACAAGCGCGGCGATCGCATCACCAAGCGCTACAAGTCCAACAAGGACTCGCGAGGGGCCGACACGCGGGATTCCACAGGGACCAAGTTCAACTTGTTCTGGTCCAACGTGCAAACCCTGGGTCCGGCCACCTATTCCCGCCGGCCGAAAGTCGAGGTCTCCCGCCGCTTCCGCGACCAGGACCCCATCGCCCGCCTTGCCGCGAGCATCCTCCAACGCGCGCTGCAGTATGAAGTCGACAGTGGCTTCAACTTCCACAACACGGTGAAGGCCTGTGTTCTCGATCGCCTCCTTCCCGGTATGGGAACGGCCTGGGTGCGATACGAACCCGCCTTCAAAACTGAGCCGCAGGAGGTTCCCACCCCTGACGGACTCGCCACAACGCAAGAAGATGTGGAGGTTGTTGCAGATGAAAAAACTCCCGTCGATTACGTCTTCTGGAAGGACTTTCTCGTCTCCCCCGCGCGAAGCTGGGCCGACGTCCGCTGGGCTGCCCGTCGGGTGATGTTCTCGAAGGAGGCCCTTCAAGCCCGATTTGCCAAAACTGTCGAGAAGTTCGGCGGTAAGATCAGCGAAGTCGTCTGCAACTACGACCCGAATAAGGTAGGTCTGGACGCCGGGGACCGTTACTCCGGTTCCAACTCTTCCGGCGCGTCCGATATCGAAGATCCTTCCCTCAAACGAGCCTTGGTCTGGGAAATCTGGGATAAGGAAAGCAAGCAACTCATCTGGGTCTGCGTGGGTTACCAATTCCCCCTCGATATCGCCGACGACCCGGCCAATCTGGATGGTTTCTTCCCCTGCCCAGAGCCCCTGTTTGCCACTCAGACCAACGACTCTCTCGAGCCGACGGCCGATTTCGTCATTTACGCGGACCAGCTCCGCGCTCTCGACGACGTCTCCAACCGGATTGACCTGCTCACCTCGGCCCTCCGCGTGATCGGGGTCTATGACGCCTCGCAGGCGTCTCTCCAGTCCCTCTTACAAAGCGGTATGGAAAACCGCATGGTTCCTGTGAACCAGTGGGCAGCTTTTGCCGAAAAAGGCGGACTAAAAGGGGTGATGGACTTTCTCCCCCTTGAACAGGTATTCAATGTCCTCAAAGGGCTGTACCAAGCCCGAGAAGAACTCAAACAGAACATCTACGAGATCACCGGGATGGCTGATATCGTCCGGGGAGCCTCCGTAGCCTCGGAAACCCTCGGCGCGCAGCAGATCAAAGCCAAGTTTGCTAACCTTCGTCTGTCCTCCCGGCAGCAACAAGTCGCCGAGTTCGTCACGCAAATCCTCCGGCTCAAGGCTGACCTGATGTGCGAGTTGTACTCCCCGGAGACCATTCTCCGCATCGCCTCGGCCGACCAACTCCTCGAGGCCCAGCAACACCCCGACCGGGTCCAGGCCGCCATCGCCCTCCTCAAGGACGAGAAGACCCGCAAGTACCGCATAGACGTCGCAGCTGATTCCATGATCGAGCTGGACGAAGTGGACGAACGAGAGCGCCGGAACGAGTTCATGTCGAACGTGTCGAACTTCTTCCTTGCGATGAAGAACGTCACTGCGATTGGCCCGGAGATGGTCCCTATCGCCCTCGAGATGCTCAAATTCGTCGTCCGGGGCTTCGCCGTCGGGCGAGGGTTGGAAGCCGCCATCGAAGACGCTTCCGACGCCGTGGTGCAGCGGAGCAAAAATCCGCCTCCCCCGCCACCTACTCCGGACGAGATCAAAATGTACATCGCCCAGATGGGGGAACAGGCCGAGACCTTCCGCCTGCGGCTCAAGGAAGACGCAGCCACCGATCGGGAAGAACTCAAGGCCTCCGTCCAGCTCACCATCGCGGGACTGGAGCAACAAATCCAAGCCGTTATGCAGCAGCAGGCCATGCTCGACCAGGCCTCCGACGCAGACGACCAGCAGGACTTCTCTGCCCTGCAACCACAGCCCCTTCCCGTTCCCGGGCAGCAGCCACCCCCGCAACCCGGGCCTCCACAAGGCCCCCCTCAAGGAGCTCCTCAGTGAAAATCCTTCCCGTCCTCCTCGCCCTGGCTTTTTCCGCTGCTGCCCAGGCCGCCCCGCTGGAGCCTATCTGCTACCAGCAACCCGCCGGCACCGGCACCTTCGCAGTCAAAGTCACCGTCCCCGGCTACCACGGTTTGTACTGGTTCTGTCCGAAGGAAGCGCTCGCCTGGCCCCTGACCGTTCGCGTAGTCTGGCGAGATGATTACGCTTTCCAACTTCCCGAAGTCCCTACCACGGCATCCCTCCTCGACACGGTCAAGGCCGCGTGGAAGGCCAATGTCCAGGTGGATTGCCGGGAAGCCGACAAAGACCCGGCCAACGAGTTCTTCAACATCTGCAACGCGGTGAAGGCGGCCGCGCAAGCTGATCCCGCTCGTCCGCCTGTCCGTTCCTGGTTTGTTCAGCCCTACGGCGCCCTCCCCGATCGGGCCATGTTCAGCAGTGAAGATGGGCTCATCGCCCCTACTTTGACCTGGAAGGAACTCAAGCCCCGTGCCTTGGTCGGTGCCAAGTGCGCCTGCGACGCCGTGCTGATCATGCGCAACTCCACGGCCATGTGCCCGATCGACCCGGCTGTGAACGCCTTCGCCCCCTGCGTGCAGGAGAAGCCATGACCAGACGCTCTTATGTGATGGTGAACGGCAAGCTGTACGAAAAAACCGGGGATAATTCCGCTATTATCGACGGGGAAAACTGGTACTGCATCTCCGGTCACTGGGCACCTGCTGGCGCCTCCTTCATGTCAGCTCCCATGATCATGGGAGATATCCAGCCCTATACCTCTACCCTTACCGGGGAGACCATTTCTTCGCGCAGCCAGCATCGAACCCACCTTCGAGACCACGGCTGCATTGAAGTCGGGAACGAGCGTCTCGCTCCTCCCAAACCAACCTGGACGGCCTCCAACGGTCTGCGCCAGGAATTGATCGCTCGACTCAACGGCTGAGGATATCATGGACGAAACACTGGACACCCCGATCGACGACACCCCTGCAGACCCTCCTGCGAGTCTCCGAGATTCCCTTTCAGCAGCTTACGACGAGCACGCCGAGGACGCTCCGGAGACTCCGGCCGCCGCGCCAGCTTCGGACAAGCCCACCACCTCTCCGACTACTGCCGAAGAAGACGTCGTCGACCCGGCCGAATTCCAGCCCGAGCGGCCCATTCCCGAGCGGCTCAAAGCCAAATTCGGAGACAAGTGGGCCACGCTCGATCCGGCCATCCGATCGGAGTTTCACGAATACGAGACCTCGATCGGTCGGCTGGCCTCCAAATACGGCCAAGACGCCAAGCAGTGGAATCAGGTCCAGCAGACCTTTGCCCCCTATCGCGAAATGGTGACGAAGGAAGGTGGCGACTTCTTCACTGCTACCCGAAATCTGCTCGAAACCGCTCGCCTCCTCCGCGTCGGTTCCCCAGAGCAGAAACGTGGGATCATCCAGACCATGATCTCGACGTTCGGGGTCGATCTGCGCGCCGGAGTGGCTGGAGAAACCCCCGATCAGCCTGGTTCCACCGTCCCCGGAGATTACGCCAACCTGTCTCCCGCCCTTCTCGACCGCATCGCCCGGATCGAGCAGAACTGGTTGACAAAGGATGCACAAGAACATGAAAATCTGCGCACGCGGGTCGATAATGACCTCAACACGTTCCTCGCCGACACAGCGAACGTCTACACTCAGGAACCTGGTTTCCTCGAGACAATGGCGCAGCTGATCCAAGTGGGCAGGGCGGAGGGGTTGGAAGACGCGTACAAACAAGCCGCCTGGCTGCACGATGGTCCTCGAGCTGTAGAGATGGCGAAAGCCAACCAGATCAGGACTGCCAATCGGGCTGCGCAGGCGAAGAGAGCGAGAACTGCCGCTGTGTCCGTCAACGGAAATGCCCCAGGCAACGTCCGACTCGATGCAGGCAAAATGTCGCTTCGTGACACACTTTCCGCCGCCTACGACGGCGACCTCGATTCCTGACCAGGAGCTACTATGCCATCTCCCAACCTGGGTGAAATCGTCACGACGACCCTGCGGAACCGCAGCGGCGACTTGCGCGACAACACCTCCAAGAACAACGCGATCCTCAACCGCCTGCAACAGCGTGGCCGGATCAAGCCCGTCGACGGCGGTCGAACCATCGTCGAGGAAATGGATTACAACGAGAACTCCACTTTCATGTGGTACTCGGGGTACGACCAGCTCAACGTGGCGCCGTCCGACGTGATTACTGCCGTGGAGTTCAACTACGCTCAAGCGGCCGTCGCTGTCTCCCTGTCTGGCCTGGAAGAACTCCAGAACTCGGGCAAGGAACAGGTGATCGACCTGCTCGAGGCCCGGATCGAGAACGCCATGCGCACGATGAGCAACAACATCAGCCTGGGCGCCTACTCCGACGGCACCGGCTACGGCGGACGCCAGATTGGTGGCCTGCAGCTGCTGATCGCGGACAACCCCGTCACCGGCACGGTGGGCGGCATCAACCGCGCCAACTGGGTGTTCTTCCGCAACCAGAAGTTCTCCGGCGTGACGGATGGTGGCGGCGCCGTGACGGCCGTCAACATCCAGTCATACATGAACCAGCTCTGGCTCCGCTGCGTCCGTGGCGCGGACAAGCCGGATCTGATCCTGGCCGACAACAACTACTTCAACCTGTACTGGCAGTCCCTCCAGGCCATCCAGCGCATCACGAGCGACGGCCAGGGCCAAGCCGGCTTCTCGTCGCTGAAGTATATGAGCGCCGATGTGGTGTTCGACGGCGGTATCGGTGGCGGCTGCCCGGCCAACCACATGTACTTCCTGAACTCCGACTTCATCAAGTTCCGGCCGCACCGCCGTCGCAACATGGTCCCCATCGGCGCCGAGCGCATGGCGGTGAACCAGGACGCGATGGTGAAGCTGGTCGGTTTCGCCGGCAACCTGACCCTGAGCAACGCGTTGCTCCAGGGCGTCCTGATCCCCTGAGGAGGCCAACCATGTTCTACACCAACGAAAACATCCTGGGCGTGCCCCAGATGACCGTCCAGCTGACGCTGGCGGACTGGCGCAAGTTCCTCGGCCAAGACGGCTCGAGCAACCAGACCTCCTTCCTGCCCTACCCGGGCGCGATGGTCCGGGCGACTGACCCCGTCTGGGGCGAGTGCTGGTTTCAGCTGGCCTACGGCCTGGCCAGTCTGCAGATCGGTGAAGCAGTTACCTTCGGCGCGGCTTACGCCGTGACTCGGCCGGTGGCCGCGACCAAGGGCGTGATCGGTATCTCCATGAGCGCCAACACCGACCCGACGGCGCTTTCCTGGTACTGCGTGCAAGGTCAAGTGCCGGTGCGGCTGCTCGCTGCTGCGGCCAATTTGCCCCTGTATACCAGTGCCACGGCTGGTTCCTTGACCACGACCGTCGTCGCCACGCAGGGCGTGACCGGCGCGTTCGCCTTGACCGCCCTGGCGGCCACCATCGGCACCAAGTCGGTGGGTACGGTCAACGGCTCGCCGATTCTGGCAGTTCCCAACCTGGACGGTCTCTACGTCGGCGCAGGTGTCACCGGCACCGGCATCCCCGGCGGCACGACCATCTCCGCCCTCGGCGTGGGTGGCCAGATGCTGGGCAGCCAGGGTCCGATGGCCGGCACGGTGCAGCTGAGCGCCAACTGCACGGCCACTGGCCAGGTCACTGGCACCTTTGCCCACGGCGCGGCTTTCGCCACCGGCACCCTGCAGTTCCCCATCGCAGTCGGCGCGGTCTAAGCGCCCCTGCCCACTCCAGGGGAGAGTCCGAAAGGGCCCTCCCCTTTTTTCTAGGAGAATCTCGTGTCCGACAATGTCACCTTCACCGACTTCGATTTCGAAGCCGACCGCATGCACGAAATGGCCGCAGGGCAAGGGCACAAGCTCGATGCCCAACTCCACGTGCAGTTCTACAAACACGCGGAGCTGGACTCGTTTCAGACCCAAGCACAGGGCCGCAAGATCTTCAACGAGCACGTTTACATCCGTATCCTGGCCCCGGCGAACCGCCTCAATGTGATCGAGCGCCGCGCCACCGACGAAGACCGTGCGCGTTTCCGTAACCAATTCGTGGCCTTCGTGCGAGGCGGGGAGCAACTCGCTACCGGCACCCCCTTGACCGAACTGCCCACCATCTCGGCGGCGCAGGTGTTGGAGTTGAAGGCGCTGAAGGTCGATACGATCGAACAACTCGCCGGCATGGCCGACACGACCGCGCAACTGTTGGGCACCGGCGGGGTTGAGTTGAAGGCCCGGGCCACCCGCTATCTCGATCGCGCGGCCAATGCGGAAGAACTGTCCGCCGAAGTCCGCGAACTGAAAGTGCAGTTGGCTAAATTGCTCGCCACGCAGAAGGCCGCTGCCTTGGCTAACCCCGCCCCGACGGTAACGGTGACCACTGACACCCCCGAGAAGAAGGCTTAAGCCATGCCTACAATCACCCTCAGCACAACCAATCTGCGGACGGCCAAGCAGTTGATGAACTGCGTGTTGGGGGAGATTGGGCTTCCTTTAACCAACTCAGTCGTGAGCACGGATCAAACGGTTATACAGCTCCTGTACCTCATGAATGCCCTGGGAGAGAATCTGGCCAAATTTCCCTTGTGGGCAGATTTGCGCTCGGAGTTCCTGATCACCACGACCACGGCAGACGCGTACGATCTGCCAGTGGACTGGAATGTCCCTCTCAATGGCACGTCTTGGGACAGGACAGGGCGCTGGCCTCTTCTCGGCCCGAAGACCCCGACCGAGTGGCAATACCTCAAATCCGGGTTTGGCGTGGCGGCCCCACAGTATCGCTATCGCTACTACAACCGCCAGTTCAACCTTTTCCCCGCCCCGATCGAGGGCCTGACCCTGGTCCAGGAATATTTGTCCTCGAGCTGGGTACTCGGCCTGGACCCTTCCGGGCTCACCGCCAGCGTGGGTAAGCCCCGTATTACCCTCGATACGGATTACATCCTCCTCGACGAGCGCATGTTTATCGAAGGAGCAAAACTCGCCTTCCTCGAAGCGAAGGGGCTGGACTCGTCCAAAGCCTTCCGCAACTTCACCGACATGATGGAAGCCGCTTGGGCCGATTCCAACGGCGCCCCAGTGCTGAGTATGGCCCCCATCCCAGCCAACATCTTCATCACGGAGTGGAACGCTCCTGATACGGGGTACGGCACATGAGCCTACTGACCAAGCGCAAGCCCGGACCAAAGGCCAATACGGCCCCGGTTGTTACGACCCAAACTTTGCCGGCTCCGGTACGCGGGCTGAATTTCAAAGACTCCTTGGCCGAGATGCAGCCGGGAGATGCCCTGCAACTCGACAACATCTTGTGTCGAGCGGGGTATGTGGAGGTGCGGAAAGGCTGGGCAGCTACCGCGACAGGCTTTGCCGCTGCGGTCGAGACCATCATGCCATATACTTCCATTACCGGCACAAGCCAGCGCTTCGCTGCCGCCGGTGCGGGGATCTACGACGCGACTGCCTCAGGGGCCATCGGGGCTGCTGTGGTGGCAGGCCTGACGTCGGCCTATTGGAATCATACCCAGGTCTCTAACGTGGCCGGGAACTACCTCATCTGTCTCAATGGTGTGGACAATGCCAGGATTTACGATGGCGCGGTTTGGGCAGCGTTGGGTGTGGCAGGGGTCCCGATCAACACCTTGACCCAATGTGCTGTCTGGAAGCGCCGCCTCTGGTTCGTCGAGAAGAACAAGATGCAAGCGTGGTATCTCGCCACGGACGCGATCGCGGGGGCTGCTACCGCCTTCCCCATGAACGGCATTTTCAAACGAGGCGGGAAGCTTCTCTCCATCCTCAACTGGACCATCGACGGCGGGAGCGGTTCGGATGACTATCTTCTTTTCGTCACCTCGATGGGGGAAGTTGCAGTCTACAAAGGCACGGACCCGTCAGCGGCGGCCACTTTTGCCCTGGTCGGTGTGTACTACGTTGGGGCGCCCGTGGGAGAGCGCTACTGGGCCCAGTATGGCGGCGACGTTCTAATGCTCACAGCGGAAGGGTTGATTCCTTTCTCCAAGTACCTGCAATCGCAAACGGTGGATCGGTCAACGTTCCTGTCCGACTCGATCCAACAGCTGGTCTCGGCCGATATCTCCTTGTACGGGGCCACACAAGGATGGGAGGTTCATGTTTTCTTCGATGATAACTTCCTGATCATTCAAGTTCCTGCCGGGGCCATTGGCGCCCGCTACCAGTACGTCATGTCCACGATTACAGGGGCTTGGTCCAAGTTCCTTGTGTCCCCGGCAATTACTTGGTGTGTACAAGGAGCTTCTCTTTACCACGGCCAATCGACGCAGGTTGCCAATGCCTGGACAGGGTACTTGGATGGTACACAAGCCATCCAGTATAACATTCTTCCCGCTTTTTCCGACTTCGGCTCCCCAACTGTTCAAAAGCTCTTTACTCTTGGCCGAGTCACCATTCAGTCGGATTTGGTGCCGGCTGTGTCTTCTCTGATGCTGGTGGATTACAACCAGGAGTACATGTTGCCGTCCGGAGCGGCTCCAGCAGCTATCGGGGCCTTGTGGGATTCCGCTGTGTGGGATTCAGCTGCCTGGGGGGCCACTTCTACCGTTTATCGAAATTGGCTGTCCCTCAACGCTCTCGGCTATGTTGGTGCAGTAGCCCTGCAAGGTTATTCCGCGTCAGCTATTCTCCGCATCATCGCCTTGGACTATTCGTACCAGACAGGTGGGCTGCTGTAGGTCTTGACGGGGGGCCACCCGGCCCGTACAATGCCCCCGTTCGCCTCTCCTCGCATGGAAGGCCCTTTTCACAAGGACACCTCCATGCAACAACTTCCCCTCGAGAACAACCCCGCCGAACAAGGGCTGGATATCGAACACTTGTTCGGTGACCGGCACTATGTCAAAGTGGCATACTTGCAAGCTGGCCAAGAGATTGGCAAGCATCGGCATCCGACTGCTCACGTCTCGGTGTTGCTGAAAGGCGAAGTCATCCTTCGCACTGTGGGTTATGAGCGGAGAATCCAAGGTCCCTATGCTGTGAATGTGCCGGCTAGGGATGCCCACTCCATCATCACCTTGACTCCCTGCGAATGGCTCTGCATCCATGAGATCGAGCAGGGGCAACGTGAACTCCCGATCATGGAGCATTTGGATTGAACCTGCCGCCGATCCATCTGCTACAGCGCGATCTCTCGCACACCAGCGAGATTGGGGATGCTTTAGCTTCCCATCCCGAGTTGTGGAATCAGCATACGCTGCGCACGGCTTCGCCAAAGTCTCCTCATCGGGAAGTGGATGATATTTGGGTAAGGTACTCCCTAACCTACCCTGTCGATCCGACAAAGCCCTATTACCCGGAATGGTATCCCGCTTGTGATGTTCTCCCTGTCAGGAAGCTGGCTCGAGACCTTATGGCTGCGGTAGATGGGGAGTTTCTTGGCAGCGTCCTGATCACGCGAGTGCCGCCGAGAAAGCAGGTTTACCCGCACCGAGATACTGACTGGCACGCTGGTTTTTACGACAAATACGCTCTCCAGCTCAAAGGCAACCTGCAACAAGCCTTTTGTTATGAAGGTGTGAATTTCAAGTCCGAGACCGGCGATCTGTACTGGTTTCGTAACGACCTAGACCACTGGGTTATCAACAATTCGGACGAAGAGCGAATTACCCTCATCGTTTGTATCAAGCCAGGAAAGGGGTATTAACATGCCGTTCGGATGGGTAGCTGGAGGCGCATTGCTTGGTGGAGTGCTGGGAGGCGGTCGGCCTGACACGCCGGATTACACCGGGGCTGCTCTGGCCCAGGGCAAGATTGATCACGACACTGCGCTGGAAATGGCGCAGCTCAACCGGCTGGACGAGACCACGCCGTTGGGCTCGGTCAAGTACAAGCGAATCGTGGACAAGGATGCTCCCGGCGGAGTTCGCTACGAGCGGGACACAACCCTCTCCCCCGAGCAACAAAAGCTGTACAACCTAGACACCGGGAACAAGACCACTTCCCTGAACATCGCTGACTCCCTGGGCAAAACCCTAGGCGACTCGGTGAAGGACAAATTCACTCTGGACAAGTACGGCAAATCGACCAAGGTCGGCAAAGGCCCGAAGTTCCAGACCATCCAGGGCAAAGGTCCTCAGATGAAGGACTTGGGCACCGGGCCCAATATGAAGGACTTTCAGTCCGGCCCTGAGCTAGCGATGACCGGACAAGGGCCTAACCCCCTCGACGTGAACGGGCCGCAGGCAAAAAACCTGGGCACGGCGAAGAACTACGCCGGCGGGGCGGAGGCCGTGGGCCAAGCTCTGTTTAAGCGACAAATGGCCCTAATGCAGCCGCAGATGCAGCAAGACGTCGCTGCAATGGACACGCAACTGCGAAACCAAGGCCTGCAGCCAGGGACGGAGGCCTACAACCGTTCGATGCAGCAGCTGAAGCAAAACCAGGCGCAACAGGTGAATGACCTGGCCGGGCGCTCGGTGGAAATGCAGGGGGGCGAGCAGTCTCGTCTGGCCGGGCTGGATTTGAACCTGGATTCGCAGCGATTTGGCCAGCAAAATACGGTCACGCAATCGCAGCTGGACAAGATCAAGCAGGCGCTCACTCAACGCCTATCGGTCAATCAGGCTAACAATCAGGCCAACCAGCAAGAATACCAGAACAGCACATCTGCCCTGGAGCATAACAACGCAAACGCGCAGCAAGAGTTCCAAAACCGCGCCACTGGGCTGAACCAGAACAATCAGAACACCCAGCAAGAGTTCATGAATTACAAGGACTTGCTGGGCTTTAACAATTCGACGGCGCAGCAAGGTTACACGAACGAAACTAATGCGGCTGGTTTCAACAACCAGACCCGAGGCCAGGATATCCAAGAGGGCCTGCTTGAGCGGCAGCAACCGCTGCAAGAGTATAATGCTTTCCGCACAGGGAATGCCCCGACCATGCCTCAGTTCCAAGGCTATTCCCCGCAGACCATCAAAGCGCCGGACACCTATGGCGCGGTGAAGGACACCTACGCGGCTCAAGTGGGCAATGCGAACGCGCGGCAGGCTGGTTACCAGTCTTTGATCAATCTCGGCGCCAGCTACTTCGGGGGGTGAGATGAATTATCAAAACTTCTCGGCACCGGTTCCTGGAGTGCCTGAGTTTGGCCAGGAAATGGCCAGTCTAAACGTGGAGCAAAAAATGCTTCTGGAGTCGCTCATGGCGAAGCGGGCACAGGCGAGACAAGGAGCGGCGCCGCTAGAAGCTGGCGGGCACACTGTACTCAATCTGGCCCCGCTCGGAGCCGCTCTGGGGGCGCGTCGGGACAAAGAAGAACTGGAAACGACTCGGAAAAAACAAGCTGATGTGACCGGTCGGTATCAGACCGAACTGCTGGCCCAGATGCGCCGGATGCGGCAGAATTTATCGGGGAGCGAACAGGAATTGCCTGGTCCAACGGAATCGGGTGCTCCGCTGACAGGGATGACCAAGCCCAACCAGCGAGGGTATGAGGAGTACTTGTCCTCCCCCTTTCCTGAAGTTCGGGCGGCAGCGGAGGCTGAGCAAAAGCGTTATCAAAGTCGGGCGGACGAACTGGCCAAGCGTTCCACGGTGGGCTCGGTGCAAGCGGCTGGGGACGACTTGGGCAAGTACCAAGCGAAGCCCGAGTACAAAGAAGTCAACGGCGCCGTGATGGACCTGAGTGGGGAAGCCCCGCCGTCCGTGGCCCCGGGCATGGGGGTGACACAGATTACTTCTCCTGGCGGCGTCTTGGCTAATCAATATCCTGGGGGCAAACAGGACACAGTAGACAAAGGCATCAAAATTCAGATGCCAGGCCAAGATTTGGTAGCTGAGCGGATCAAAATGCTTCCTGAAGACAAGAAGGAAGCCGAAGGTGCTGCCAACCTGATCCAGACCTCGCAGCAGGCTATCGCGGCTCTGCGAGAAGGGGCAGTGGCTGGGGGCGGAGCGAATTACAAGAACATCGCGAAGAATCTGGTCACTGGGCTCACTGGTATTCCGTTTCCCGAGAATACTCCCACGGCCGTGCTGGCAAAAAGCTTGGCCAAAGCTACGTTGGAAGATATGGGTGGACGTCTTGGCGCCGGCGTGTCCAATGCCGATCGGGAGTACATGGCAGACGCTAACGGTGCACTGAGCACGGACCCTCATGCGCTGGAACGCATCTTGGCCATCCGGATGGGGGGAGCCGAACGCCTCGTGCGTACTCACAATGATCAAGTGGAAACTCTATCCACCTTGCCCAACAACCCATATGGAGCCGAAGCAACGAAAAAGTTGTTCCAGATCAAGCCACCTGGCCTGAACTATTCCCCCGCCACGCCGGAGGCTGCTGCTGCCTTCGAATCCAACATGACTCGACGCGCGTACAACGACGTGTTAGGGGAAACCAAAGGGATGAAATACGGCGGACCAACGGCTCCAAACGAAAACCCCGAAGAGCGGGCTCGCAAGCGTATGCAGGAACTCGGCTTGCCCTACACCCCGCCCGGAGGCCGCTAATGGCTACGCCTGAAGATCTCCGCCGCATCCAAGATGCGATTCTCTCGACGGACCCTCAAGATGTCGAAACAGTCGAGTTGCTCAAGGATCAATACACACGTGCACGTTCGAGCCTTGCATCTGCTCAACCGCGTGCGCTTGCGCCGGCAGGAGCAGCAGGCGCGCCAGTTGGAGGAGGAGGAGGAAACGCCTCCGACCTCCCTAACCCGCGAACTGCAGCGGCTGTACTCGCGACTGCGCCGGCTAAGGGAATAGCCGGGATGGCCGATCTGGCCGGGGCTGGTTGGGATGTAGCGAAGAGGTTGGGGCATGTGGATTCGCCGTCGTTTCCCCGACTGACCCCGCAGGTTGATCGTTTGACGGACGAGCTGGCCGGGAAGCCGGTGGAGAACGGGGTAGGGAGGGCCGCATTTGAGGGTGCGGTAATGGCCCCATTATCGGGGGCCAAATCTATGGGGGAGCTGATCCCCCAAGCCGTATCTGGCGCAGCGGCTGGGGGTGCCTCCAAGGCTACTGCCGACGCCGGCGGGAATGGCTATGCCCAGCTTGCTGCCGCACTTCTGGCGGGACATGCAGCGGGAAGTCTGGCGACCAATCGCGGGCTGAGCTTGAAAGAACTGACAGCAAAGGGAAAACTGCGCCGGGCGACTGAAGGATTGTCGGAGGATGATTTTCGAGCGGCCCTGGGGGCCCAGGCGACAGCAAAAGGCGAAGGGACGTCCTTGCTGCCGAGCCAAGCCATGCCGGGGGCAGCCCCTGGGCTGGAAGAACTCCAGGGGGCATTACTCCGTAGCCGGGCTTCAGGGGCAGATAAATTCCGCACGGATGTGGCGAAACAGCCAAAAGACGTGCAGATGCTGGTGGAGAAGCTACGTTTGGCTGGCGGACAGACTCCGCGTTCTCCTGATCAAATCGCTGATGCGGTGCAGCAGTTTGCCGAGGCTGAAGCAGCGAAAGGGCCAAAGGCCATCAACGAAGCGACCAAGCCTCTGTATAACGACCCCTTGGGCAAAGCCTGGACAATCAAGCCAGACGTGGTTGATCGGGTGGGGCTGGGCTTTGACCAAGCTATTCACGAGAACCGGGCAAATCCTGCGGTAACCGGGGCGTTAACTCAGGCTCGTCAGATTATTGTCGATGCGATGAGCATGGGACGGCCCACCCCGAAAATCGTGGCGGATGCTGTGCAGTCGGTGAAGACGCTTCTTCCGGCCTATTCGGAATATCCTCAAGCTGCCAATCATGTACGCGGGGTTGTTTCGAATTTGGTCAAGCCGCTCGAAGACATGGTGGCAAAACAGTCGCCAGGATTGGGGCAAGCTCCGAAAATGCAGGCGGAACTGCGAGGGGTATTGCCTTCGTCGTTTGACGCGACGCTGCGACAGGCTTCGACTACCTCGGGTACGGAAGGGGCTATTGCTGCAATTCAGAAACGACCGGAGGTCCTTCGCCAGCTCGCAGACACCAATCCGCAACTGGCTCAGGAAATTATCCAAATGCAACTGGATCAGGCAATTGCCAAAGCAACTGCAGTGAATAGTCGGACAGGGGTATCACCAGGGAATGAGGGCATTGCGCTGAAGAAAAGTCTCACAGAAGGGGACTCGGGCAAGGCTTTCAATGCTTCCCTTGATCTCCTCTTCCCCGGGCGCCCTGATGCAGCGACAGGCTTTCGCCGCGTCCTCGATGTTGTGGCGAATGCAAGCAAACCGCGCGTCGCTGGCGGAAGCGGATCTGGCTGGAATCCGTCCGCAGCTGAGGAAGGAGTACGTCTGACCGGCGGTTCTCTCGGTCAACAGGTTGGCGTCATGTCCCGCCTTACAGGTGGCTTCTTCACAAACATCCGCGACAACGCTACAATCGCGGTGCTGAGCAAGCCTGACGCAATCGAGCGATTGGCCGCGATTTCCAAGATGCCGCAGCCGGCGCTTACCTTACCAGCCGTCATGGCGGCTTTGCCCACTCTTTTTGAGGAGCCGAAAAATGGCCCGTGACGGTTCAGGGGTTTATACCCTCCCCGCAGGAAATCCAGTTGTTTCTCTCACTACAATTACGGCAACTTGGGCGAACGACACCCTGACCGATGTGGCGAATGAGTTAACAAATTCGATTGACAAGGCAGGGCGAACAGTTCCAACAGCCAACTTGCCGATGGGAGGATTTCGTCATACGGGAGCCGCTGATGGTCTCGCCGCTGGGCAGTATTTGGCTTATGCTCAAACCAGTGCGGCCAGTTTAGCCGGCGGATTGCGATTGAACTCAGGAGCAGCCGCTACACCGTCTTACACTTTTACTTCTAGTCCTGATATGGGTATGTATCGGGCTGCGGCTAACATTTTAGCTTGGGCGACAGCTGGGGTAGAGCGGCTACAATTAGGCGCTACGGGAGAATTATACCGGAATATTTCAACAGGAGCTACAGCCATTGTTGGGGGAAGTTCAGCTGTCCCCGCCTGGCAAAGTCACGGAACGAGTACAACAGGTTCCGGCCATCTTATGGGGGCGTGGGCAGCTTCGACCGCTGCCCCTGTAGTGTACCTCGCCAAGTCGCGCAATGCCACTATTGGCTCCCATACTATTGTTCAGAACGGCGACCCGCTTGGGCGCATTACGGCAAACGGTTCGGATGGCACGGCGTTTGTTGATGCGGCTCGAATTGATTTCATAGTAGACGCGGTTCCAGCAGCTGGAGACGTAAATGCCGCCATTCGGCTAATAACCAAAGCTCCTGGCGTTTCCCAATCAACCAAGTTAACCGTGACCTCCGATGGCCGACTGTATGGCAGTGCATTGCATAACAGTGCAGGTTCGATTGCGGGGGCGACGGAGCAGCACATCGCTTCGGGTACTTACACTCCCGTGGCGAGTGGGTTGACCAACCTTACTTCAGTAACCCCGGCACTAGCCGCTTGGATTCGTGTTGGCAATGTAGTCACTGTGGCAGGTTCCTTCACTTGCGATCCTGTTGCAGCTTCCACCGATACCCTGTTCAACTTGACCCTTCCAATCGCGACGACGATTGGCGCAGCGGGCGCTGCCGGCGGTACGATGGCGAAAAGCAAAGCCGGGATACTCAGCCAAGCTGGTTCGATTTACCCTGTCGGCGGGGGGAATTTGGGCTTCTTTTTCTTCAGCAATGCAGATGTAGCCGCGCAGGGCTGGACCTATACCTATTCCTACGAGGTAGCTTAACATGGCTCTACAACCAGATCGGAGAGTAACCGGCATGATCGAAAGGCACGTTCAAACCATTTTGGTCAGCTTAGTGACCATGGCCGTGGGGTACCTTGTCTCGGACCAGATCAGTTCGGGAAAGGTAGCGGCGGCCACCAACACGCAGATGGAGTTCTTGACCCGCCAAGTAGTGGAGTTGAGGGCGGATATCAAATCCCTTCAAATCACCTACGTGCGGGCGGAGCAATTCAACGACCACGAAGTCCGGCTGCGGCAGCTGGAAAACGGACGCAACAAGGAGAAGTGACATGACTGTTCCTGTTCAATATATTTTGAAGGATATGGGAGCCTATTGGTCGGCGGATTCGGCCGGGCCTTACGGCTGCAATGGCGCTGGAGTGATGCAGCCCATGTGGGATGCGGGGAATCTGCGCTCTGGGGAGTTGCCCCAAGTAAATCGCATGGCCGGGGGTGCGATCTGTGGGTATGGTACCCCGATTACGGCGACGGGAACTTTTGTCGTCGCTCCGGCGGGGAAGTTGATCTACGGCTTCTTGGTCGTCACGGGGACAGCGACAGGGACGCTGACCGTGTATGACGATGTGTCGGCTGTCGCAGCCAACATGATGCTCAATGCGGCCAGTGTGGCTGCGAACAACACTTGGATTCCGATCGGAGCCCCAGGGATGGGCTTGTTGTTCACTCGGGGAATCACCGCAGTAGTCGCAGTTGCTTTCACCGGCATCTTGATTCCTGTTTATCAGGCCTAAGTCATGGCTGCTTACTACATCGACCAAACCCTCCCTGGAGGTACCGTTCTTCCGAATGGAGGTACGACGTCGCAGACCATTCCGGCTCTCAACGATGGCGATACGATCGGGTTTCCGAAAGGTAAAAGGTTTCTTGACCCGGTCATTGGAACGCTGAATGCCGGTACCCTCGATCTCAATACCAAGACTGTCGTGGCGTATTGTTACGACCCGGCGACCGGACTCGAGTGGACCGGCCAGTTCGACCCGTATCAAAGGTATCTCTCGGGGCAAGGTTGGCCCTCGGAGGCAGAGATTCTGGCGAATTATGCCATTATTGATAAGGGAGTTAATTATGACTCCCCGGGCAATGATACTCCGCTGAACAATCGTTCGGTAGTTAAGGGGGTAGGAAAGGGCTCGGTCGTTCGGGGGTTGTGCGTGCAAGGGGCATGGTATGCCGGTATTGAGTCAACCAACATTACGAACGGGGACTACCTGATCGACAAATGTATCGTGCGCAAGATCGGCACGAGTTCCATCACGGTCAGTGGGGTAAGCACCTGGGGAGTGGGGATCAGGCACAACTTCGCCAGTGCGGGCAAAATGCGGGTTTACCGGACGTTTATCGAGGGGGTGGCAGAGGACGATATTTGGGGAGCACAGACCCTGGGTACGCAAGACCCGGAAGTTTGGCGCGTTTGGGCCCGGAAGACTGTTGCTTATGGCACGGCGCACATTGACAACATTCAGTTCCAAAACCCGAACAATTACCACATCTGGGAATGCATTCTTGACCATCGAATTCCGGAAGGATTGGATTCCAACGGAAACTCGCGAGTCGGGAATGATATCATCCTGGCCGGGTCCGGCACGTCGACTGGTGGGGTGATCGAAGATTGCGTTGTTGTCACAAACAGTGAGGCGACGAACCTGGGTACCTCTACAGGCGGGTGCATGCAGCGGTGCGTGTATGTGTTCATCTCGAACCGATCGACTGTGGCCAAGAATGGCATTGACGATGGTGGGATTGGCTTTGTCAATCCCGGCTCCGGACACCTGTTCCAGAACAACCTGTTTATCATGGCGACCGGGCGCCAAACAGGGGGCAACGGGTTCATGTTCGGGGAGACGGATTGGCTGGCCGGGACTACCTTGCGAAACAATACGTTCGTGGGAAGCCGGAATGTGACCAAGAATGCTTGCTTTGACACTCGGACCACGACCACCGGGGTGGCTCAGAATAACCTGTTTGTCGACTTCGAGAACGCGATTGTGAACACAACAAATCCGCTCGCCACAGAGACGAATAACGCGTTTGTTAACTGCACGCGGAAGCGGAGCACGTCGAAGTCTGGGGGCACGGACGCTGGGGTAAATGTGACCAGTTTTGCCACAACGGCAGCGGCTGCAGGCTTGGGGCCGGATTATCGGCTGATCTCGGCAGCGAGTTCTCTCGTCGGGGCAGGGACGCCTCTGTTGAATGCCCTCGACTGTGACCGAAAGACCTGGTGGAATCCGCCGACGATCGGGGCTTTTGAAGCCATGCGAGATCGAGTGGCAAGAGGTTAGAAAGGGCCCTCCGGGGCCCTTTCTACTTGTACCCAGGGGTTAAGTAGATGGTGTTACCGACTTGCTCCTGGAGGATAATTTTCGACCGGATGAGGCCAGCGAGGATATCCTCGTAGTTCCGCATTCCGGGGAAGTGTTTATGAATATGCCGGAAGGCTTCTGCCCACTCCACCCGGCCAGAGGTCCGAATGTACTGTACGAATCGCTCGGCGTGCATGGATTCGTCGGATCGTCCAATCTTGGCAAAGACCTGAGCCATTTCGGGTTCGAGATCAGAAACCATTTGATTGGCTGTGGCGAGATGCTCGTCTGTGATCCAGAGACTAGACCCGCGGGAAGCGGCGATGACCATGGCCAGTTTATGGATGTGGGTTTGTTTTCGGGCGAGGTAGCCTCCAAAACGGTCGTCGTTAAGGGCAGGGGGTGGATTGTCGTTGTGTCGCTCGTACCACTCGGTTCCCCAGGCATAGGCCTCTGGAGTGAGTTTGTACTCCCCCGTTAGGGCAGCAATCTGGATGAGGTCATCGACGAGAAGCTTTTCCTGGTGGTGAAGGTCGGCGGGAACTACTTTGATCGGGTAGGCTACCCGCCGGGCTTTTTTATCCGTGTAGACGAAGACGCAGCGGGAAGTGAACCCGCCCCCGATCATGTATTCGGGAAAGGAGCCTGCAATCCAGGACGGCGTGGTGCAGGCAATCATGTTGATCCAGGGGTTCTCGACCGAGTCGTTTCCGCTGGTTTTGGTTTCTTTTTTGAGCGCCCCCTGCTTCCCGTCCCAAAGGGTGACGTAGAGGTCTACCATCTCCCGATCTTGGGGGTTCATCAAGTTGCCGAATTCGGACGACTCTAGGGTCATGGCAGACATAACGTTCCACTGACCGGGGGGATACTCGAAGGCTTCAGCTGCAGCGGCGAAGGACACAACGAGGGAAGGCCAAGTCACAATGTCCGGGCCAAACTTAATCCCGGGGACTTGCTTGAGCAAGTTCATGGCCACGCCAGCGGTTGTGGACTTGGCGACCACGCCTGGGGGAGCCACGAATACGATATACATATTCGCGTACCAGCGGAAATAGGCTTGATCAATCCAGACCTTTCGGCGAAGGGCTCCGGCAATGGCGGAAGCTGCGGACCAGAACCGCATGTGGGCAGGAGCCTCTGTGTGGGAGGAGTAGGATAAGTAAGCGGCAAGCCAGTCTTCATGATGGCGCCGGGTCATGGGGTCTCCGGCTTCCTGAGGAGGGGCTCGCCCGGTCGAATGGGGGTGTCTCGATTGAACGATAGAAGGGGTTGTCCGCACTCACGATGGAGGTAGGTAATCATTCACATTCTCCCCAGTTCGTGGTGGAGGTCTTCATCCCTGCGGGGACAATCACTTGTTCATACCGGCAGGGGATGATGATTTTGGAAGCCAGGTCGAGGATTTCTCGCTTGGTTGGCTCGAACATGTGGGAGACGATTTGGCCGACAAGGGAATCGTGGACTTGGAGGAGGAGTTCGGCCAGCGGAATGTTCTGGTCGATGCCAAGCAAAATGGTATTGATCCATCGACCCACAGTAGATTGCGGAATCCAGGCCAGGGCTTCATTGATAATCTTCCTCGAAACTCGGTCCCAAATCCACAGGCGTTGCCCGAACGGATTCTCGATCCAGCCGCGATTGGCGACCTGATTTTTGATATCTTCCTGGTAGGCCCGAATTTCCGGGCACATGCCGAAGTACCAGGTTTGCATCTTCGAAATGTCGTGGACGGGAAGGCCAATGCGCTCGGCGAGGCCAGGAGCTTCCCCGCCGTAGTTTGTGCCGTGGCACAGGGCTTTCATTCGCTTGTAGGACTTGTGATGCTTGGTGATTGTCGGGTCCCGATAGAACTCTTTCGCGATTTCTACGTAGGGCTTGACCCCGGCCGCGAAGTAGGCCTGCATGGCCCGGCAGCCAGACTCCCCGGTGACAATGCGAAGGTCTGCAGAGTCCCCGTCCAAATCGAAACCTGTTCGCCCGTGATCGAATAGAAACAACTTGCGAATGTTGGGGAGGAGAAGGAGGGCATCGAGGTCGTCTTCATCACCACTTGGCACGTTCTGCAGATTGCCTCCTGAGCCAAAGGCGTTCTCGGAGCTGGCGAGTCGATAGGTCTTAGTGCCAGCGACATTATATGAGCATCGTAGGCGGCCGTCAACGTCTCGAGACATTTGCACGAAAGTGGAGTTGAACACCCGGCCTGAACGCAATGCTTGTATGCGTGCCACCAGGGGCCGAAGGACGGGCTCTCGCGATGCAATCGTGAGCAAAGCATCATCGTCACATGTTGGATTACCTCGCTTTCCGTTGGGGAGCCGTTTGTAGATGGGCGTCTGGTGGAGGGTGTCATAGAAGAACTCCGTCATCTGCTTCGGCGAGGACGTATTGAGGGGCTGGCCGACGATGGTGTCAATTTCGGTCTGGATGCGGTTACAGGCCACCATGAGTTCGGCGCCCATCTTGGCTCGAGAGACGTCGTCGGACCGCACACCCCGGAGCATCATCCGAACGATTGCGGGCTGAACGTCGTGTTGGAATTTGACCACGGAAGGGAGCTTGGGCCAGTCTGGAGTCATCGCTGCGATGGCGGATTCTTCCTCCTCGCGAATTTCGAAGGTGCGGACGCAGTCCTCGCAGTTGTAATACCAGAACTCCTCCTCCGGGATGGACGGGTCCCAGAGCTTGCCGTCCTCTTTCCAGTAGACGTGGTTGTCGCAGTAGAGAGAAGACAGATAGTCCAGCCCTTTTGGAGAGATGGAGAACATCGCATGGTGAGCCACCATTGTGTCCCAGCCCAAATTCGGCTGGATGAAGTGCCAGCGGTGTTCGTACTGGTGGTCGTAGGCCCCATTCTGCCAGGTGATGGAGGCCATCGGGTGGGTCAGGATGGCGTTCCAGAGGAAGATGAGCTGGGTTTCTTCCTCGTGGGACCAGTACCCCTCGTGCCGCTCGACGCACATCCAGGGGATGCAAATGGCGTCCCGCCGAGACCAGGCGATGCCGATACAAGCGGTGTGGCCGGCTCGGGTTTCAATGTCGGCGGCGAGTGGGATCGGCCGGGCGGCTCCCCGCAGGCGGCGGAGAAGGTCTTCGAGGATGACGCGGGCTTGCTGGTAATTGGGGCGGATAATGAACCTATGATCGGGGGGTGTAACTATCCCGCCCCTCGCCAGTTCCCTTTTCACCCGACGGAAGTCGTTGACCAGGGCGCCCCGGAGAGGCCATTCACGAAGGATAGCGTCCGGTGGGTTGACTGGAATGACTTTGAACTTGAATCCGTCAACCTCGCCTTGGAGGATGCTGCTACGCCACTTACGGATTCCCCATTTGCCTGTAAAGCTCCACAGCGCAACATCGCCCATCGCTATTACAACTGTCGGGCGACAGGCAAGCACCTCCTGGCGCAGCAGCGCAATCCCAAATGCAAGCTGGGGGAGCACCCATCGGCCGTTGATCTCCTTGTGTGCGAGCGTCCGTCCTTTGACGGTCTGCGCCATCCATTGGAGAACCCCCTTCGGCACCTTCGGGTCGAACGACTCCGGCGGGGTCTCGCGGGCTACGTTGGTCGAGAACGCCATCTCGTAGAACAAGCCCGCTTCTTTCAAGGTCTCGCTCAAAAGCCAGAGTGCTGTTGAGGTTATCGGTAATCGCTGCTCCGACGCTTTGGCCGAGGGAGCTTCCCCCACGATCATCAGTTGGCTCTGGCTCGGTCCAGCCGGGACGAAGGAGTTGCGCGGCGCGGGGGGCAAGCTGGGCTGCGGCGATGGGGACGTACCGGCCGAGACGGGCGTAGGCATCGAGAATCTCCTGTTTGCTTGCTGTTTTGATGAAGAGGGTTAAAGGCCCGTCGATGAAGACGAGGTCGCCGTGGAGGGCTCGATAGTCGGTCATAGGAGAGCCGCCTGTGTCGTGTCAAGGCCGGCGAGGCGTTGCAGGCACAGGCCGTAGTACGTGGGGTTCTTTTCTACTACGACGGCTTGGCAAAGCAAGCCATGGGCCGCGGGAAGGAGGGTGCCGGAGCCCCCGAAGGTGTCGAGGACGAGGTCTCCGGCCTTGACCGAGCGGCGGAGGAGATCCTCGTACAGTGCGACGGGCTTTTGGGCGCCGTGGCTCATCTGCTCATCCGCCCCCGTGATGATGACGTCGGAAGCGATGTAATTGACCGTCTTGCCGCCTTTGATCGCGTACAAGCACCATTCGGACTGGCGGCGGGGGCCTTTGTCCGGGAGGGGCACCCGGCCGCTGTTCTGCTTGTAGTTCGTGAACGGGGTGCGGAAGACGTACCAGCCGGCGGCACGCATCATGTCACCCAGCTCGTGGAAGTTCCCAATATCGCAGAAGACGTAGGCATGAGCCTGTGGTTTTGCGACAGCGTAGGACAGGGGGCACCACTCTCGCATGAGCTTTTGCCAGGCTTCATAGGAGTCATCGTAGTCGTGATCAATGCCCTCGAGCCGGCCGGCGCCGTCCCCGAAGTCCTGGGCGCCCATGCCATAAGGCGGGTCGGTCAGAATGACGTCGAACTTCTCCCGCCACTCGGGCTGGGCCATCCAGTCGGTGCAAGGGGCGTGGAACACCTTATGCACCCCGGCCGTGTGGGTCGAGCCGACCGCGATCGCCAGCGCTCGGTTCCGGTCGGCATCCTCGATCTTCTTGAGAGCTTTGAAGGCCGACTTCAGGTCCGGGGCCTTGGCCACCTCCGGCTTGTCCATATGCCGGGAGATGAGGATTTCTTTCCGCACTTCCTCATGGGTGGCGTTATTGGACTTTTCCCCGTGGATTTCGATCGAAGTGTCGGCGACGGTATGAGCCATCGAGGGGATGACGGGGCCGTCGGCCTTGGCCACAGCCTGGGCTTGACGAAGGGAGTGCAGACGGGCCGTAGCGGCGGCGTGCTCCTGCCAGGTCAGGTCCTTCCGCCGGAAGTTCTCGTCGAGTTCGATTTCTTCCAGGGCAAGGGGGTCGTCGGTGGAAACAGGGATGATGGGGATGTGACCGGGCGGGACGGCCTCCCCGGCGTAGGTAAAGGTTTTGCCAAGGGGGTAGAGGTGTTTGGTGATGGCCTGGTAACGGCGCTCGCCGGACACGAGAGTAAGGCCGTCCTGGCGGACCTGGATAGCATGGAACAGTCCGTGCCGGTGGATGGAGGAAGCCAGCTCGATCAACTCGGCTTCACCGAAATCCTTCCGCTGTCGATCGGGAAGGATGAGAAGGGAGGTGGTGGGTATGGTGGCCGGGACGGGGGTTATAGGCATTGGGTCTCTCCGGGGAAATGGCGAGAAATGCCCCGGGACGGGGGTTGTCGCCGGGGCATGAGGGGTAGGTAGGGGTAGGGATCAACTACGGGATATGACGCACCCCGATAACGAATCCATTACCCCCGGCCGAATCACGCGGCTGCGACGGCGGTGATCCGCGCCTGCAGCTTGTCTTGGTAGACCTCGTGCTTAACCGTGCCCTTGAACGGGCGGGCGACAAACATGTCGAAGGCGAAGGGGGCTCCGGGCTTGTTCAGACCCATCGCTTCCCGGGCACGGCCCAGGGCCACGTTCATGCCTTTGCCGAAGTCAAGGCCGCCTTCCGGGGTCAGGTCGAGCATCATCTCGTAGCGGAGGACGTTTTTCGGCCGGCCGGTCACGCCTGCAACAGCAGGGTCATCGGTTTCCGCGATGAGGGTGCACTTCAGACCGCCCTTGGACGGGTCATCGCGCTTGGTCCACGCGGTGATCTCGGATTTGGTGACGGTGAAGGGCCACTCGCCGACAGGAACGGGCGTGGACTCGGTGGAGTTCGACTCCGTGAAGGTCATTTGGGCGAATGTCTGGGGATCGAAGATACTCATGATATGTGTTTCCAAGTAGTGCGGTTAAGTATGTCGTAGATGTAGCCTCGGCCTACTTTATACAGTCGGGCCAATTCGCTACAAGGGAGTTTAGAAGTTCGGATTTCCCTCACATCCTGTTCAGTTAACTTATGGTTTGGGGAAGTTTCTCCTTGTCCATAATGTTTACGGCCTCGACTTATCATATCTTGAATGTTTTCTGCTTGAGTTCCCAAAATCAAATGTTCTGGGTTAATGCAAGCTCGATTATCACACTTGTGGCGGACAACTAAGCCTCGCATAGCAAGCAATTTTGTCCCGGTAGCGGTACGATAAGCTTCTCGATGTGCCCGCATTCCATTCTTTTCTAGACCGTAGCCGTCTCGATCTAGTTTACCTGAATGCAGGATACAGTCACCTAAATACATTTTGTCCATATTTAGGCACTATGCTCAGATTGTCAGGTCTTGTCAACCGGGGCGGCTGGCGCCATGGCCTCGGCCCTCGCCGCCCATTTCTTGTAGACGATGGAGAAGTCTGGGGGCATCCCGTCGGCCCAAGCGAGGTTGCGGGCCTTCGTATCTACATTGGCTGCGGCCGTATTCCAAGACCACTTTACCCCGTCCCGGGCGGTGAGGATGACGTCTCCGAACATGGGCGGGATGAGCGGAGGAAGGGCCCGGCCGATCGTGGCCACGGTGATCTTGGTGCCGCCCAGCACCGGGTCGATTTCCTTCTCGATGTGGGCGAGGAGGACAAACCAGCATTTGCAGTGGTCGCAGATCAGGCGGAGGAAGCCCTCGAGCTGGCCTTGCGCGATGCCGTAATCGCCGGGGTTACGGATAGGCTTGCCCCCGACGGTAAGGGACATGGCGGCGCGGGAGAGGCCGGTCAGGCCGTCCACCACGATCGCTCGGTCCGGACCCCAGGTGGATACATCGCCGAATTTCTTTCCCGTCCGGTCGTCGGGGAAGTCGAAGAAGGATTCGTTGACCTTGATGAACAGATTGTGGGTGTGCCGGTTGAGATCGACCATCTTGCCCAGGGACTCGTAGGACAGGGTGTTGACCTTGAGGGCGGACTCGGCCAGTTCCTTAAATGAGGCCTTCGGCGGGTCGATTTTGTGCCAGTGCAGGTTGTCGGGGATGGCGAGACCACGATCGGTCCAGTAGCCGAGGAGGGACTCGATGCCCTGTTCGATACCGAGGTAGAAGACCTCGATACCGGTCTCGACGAGGGTACCGATGGAGTGGGTTTTGCCAGTGCCTGCTGGTCCCATGAGGAGAACGTTCGGGCCGGGAAGGGGGGAGATGGAAGGGTTGAAGGTCATCAGTACCCCTTCCCATGCTTGTACGGCCGGGCGAGATTGGCCTTCATCTTCGCCGTGTAGGCCGGGCCAAGGCGCAGACCGTACTTCCCCGCGAGGTGGAAGATACGGACCAGGGCATCTGCGATTTCGACTTCCCTGTTCTGGAAACCCGGGCAATCGGGGTCGGCCAGCTTTTTGCGGTCGCCCTCCACCGCCTCGGCCAATTCACTCGTGACGAGCATACAGTCGCCGTCGAAGTTGTCCCGGTCGAAGCCCTGGACATGGGTGAACCAGGAATGGCAGAAGTCCACCGCCTGGGCGACAGCGGCTTCGAAGGTAGAGGCCTGGACGGATAGACCCAGGGTGTGACGCTCGACGAGTTGCTGGTGCCGAGCGGCCTTGGTCGCGGCTTGTTCTTCCTCCGTCGCCGGCCGGGCGATTTCGCCTTGTTCCGCCTTAAGTGTGCGTGCCCGCAGGGCGTTGTTCATCTCGAGCAGATCGCGGTTCGCGCGCTCGAGATCAGCTTTGGTTACCATAGGTTATCCAGTTTTGATAGCGGAGGTTAAACTCGTAGGCCAGAACTTCCGCTGGGAGTTCTGCGAGGGCGCGGTTCGACCGCCAGGGGAGAATAAAAGAGCCTCCGATCGGGTCGAGAAATGGGTGGCGGAAACATCCGGACCGAACGGGAAGCCACTCGACCCCGTCCTGCATTACGCGGCCCCAGACTTCTCCGCAAGTTGGGCAGAGGTAGGCGAGGGAATGGGATGAGCGAGTCAGGTCATCCCATCCGGGAGGGATGGGGACGGAGGCGAGTAGGCGGGTGCCGAGGAAGTAGAGGGTCATGGCTTCGCTCCCGGCACTGCCTGCACAGTCGTTACAGCCGGGGCACTATGGGCGTCGTGGGCGGCGGCCAGTTCGACCATCGCCTCAAGGCCGCGCTTGAGGGCCGCATCGCAGTTCTCGCGAGCCTCGCGCGCTCGAATGCATTCAGGACACCCGGCTCCGCGCTGCCCTGTCTTGTCCCAATGCCCGCTATGGCTTTGGTATGTAGCGCGATGCGCGATGCCATACGCTTCTTCGTAGGCGGCGCCGCGAACTTTTAGGCGCTCGATCTCGCGCAGCGCCTCGGCTAGTGTGGGTGTGGTCATGGTGGTCCTACTCCATCCAACTAACGCAATCGGGTGTCTCGCACTTGCCGTGCACGTGGCCGTTGTAGGCCGACTGCGACAGGTGCAACTTGCCTTTGCAGATTGGACACTCGACGGTGCCGCGCCGGTCCTGCGCAGGCTTCGGCTTCACGCGCCACTGCGACGCAACCTTGATCGCCGCGAAGTGGCGCTCCATCATGGCGTCATTTTCGGCGCGGTCTTTTTGAACAGCCTCGTCGGTCGGTTCTTCGTAGAACGGGCAACGCTCTTTCGGTTGGGCGCCGGGAAATGGCTTGGTGAGCGCCGGAACCTCGCCGGCCTTCAAGTACGTCCCGCCGCGCGCCGACTTGTGGATTACCTGAATGCACGGCCTGCCGGGGTGAAACTGCTCGTACTTAACGCCTCGCTTGCACAGTTTGTTCTGAGCGCCGTTGAAGTGGATGCAGGTGCCTGGGCTCATGTCCTACTCTCCTGCCTGGATGCCGTGGAAGTCTCGCTTGTGGTCAGCGAGGCCGGTGGGCTTGAGCTTCCTTTCGCACAGCGAGCACTTGACCTTCGGCTTGAACGGCTTTTCCTTGGGTAGCGTCGGGAGCCATGTGCGCTTGCAGTCGTGGCAGCAGCGTGGAATGCCATCGGACTTACCACGCAGGTACACGCCGCAGCCTTGGCACAGCGTTCCGTCGAGCATCATTTCGGCGATCTCACCCATGATTCCGCCCCGCCCGCTCTGCCGCTACTGCTGCGCGCGCCATGTCGAGTAATGCTTCTTCACACTCAACGACAGGCGTGAAATCGTCTTGGCTCATCGTGCCAACACTCCACGCATCCCACACGCGCGTGCAGAAGTACGCGGTATTGCCAAGCGAAGTCGCAATGGCATCACGCACGGCGGCCAGGCTCGGCACCTCCCCATCGCTCGGAGCGGCGGGTGGTGGGGTGCGCTTTGAGTAGAGGTCGTGCACCGCTTTGGCGATTGATTGGATGGCGCCGATGCGAATTCGATGCTCATTCCCGATGCGGGTCGCCGTTTCGACCGACAACAACCATTCGGGCGCGTTGGGCTCATTCTCATGCGCAAACGCCGTGCTCGGCACCTCCCCCGCAGCCTGTGCGGCGCCCGGTGCGGCAGGAGAAGCTTCCAGAGCGGCGATGGCGGCGCGAAGGTCAGAGCCAAGCACGCTGCACCAAGTCATGTGGTCAGGGCCATCGTCCATCGTTGGCAAGGATTCGCGCAGGCGCTTTATCAGCGCCAGTTCGTTGGGTGTGGGCATGGTGTCCTCGGTGCGGTGGGGTTAGGCGCTCAGGCCCTGTC